CATCTGCCTCGTCCTTTCCTTCGGTCTTGCAGTCCGGGCAGAACCAAAATCCGCCCATTGCCTTTTTCTTGTTCGGATGTTCGCAAATCTCGGGGTCGCTCGATGTCTGCGACTGTTCCTCTATGCCATTGAGCAGGCGCAGCGTGTTTTCTGCCATCGTGCGGATAGCCAGCACGTTCGCTATCAGGTCTCGGTTACTCACCTGCATGTGTAATCACCGCGTCTAGGTCACGGCGGTACAGGCCCGCCTCGGGTTCGCGTAGGTGGTATTCGTTCACAATGGACACAGGTACCGTCATGGCACGAAGCGCTGTCCGCACGGACTCAATCGCGGCCACTGCATCGGCTTGGTTCTGCGCCCACGCCGTGAACTGATAGCGCGGGTGCGAGACGGCCACGGCTTGCGTTGCCCCGAAACACTGCTCACGGGGGTTAGAAACGACGTTGTAGACCACGAGAGGGTAGACGGGGTCCTTCTGCCTTTCGAGGCGGTAAACGCGTCCTGAGCAAACACCCGAGAGTGCGGCATACACGGTGTCGTCAAAGCCCACTGAGCACCGCCCCAACTTCGGCCATGAACATCTTGCCTATCAGCTTCTCGACCTCGGGCTTTGACTCGTCAAGCGCGGGGCGCATGTAGGGACGGGCCGCCATTTTGTACGTGCCGTATTCGTTGAAGATGCTGTAATCCGCCTCGCTCACAATCTCGATAGAGTCACCCTCCGGCGGGTGCGTGACGATGTTCCCGAGCAGGTTGCCCGTGTCAATGACATCCTTTTCGACCACGATTTGCTTGGCCCGGCGCTCGACTAGCAGGCCGGACTGTTGAAGTGCAGTCGGCTGCATGATGACCGTCGCAGCCATGGCCTTTTCAAGCTTCGCCACGAGTACGTCGTCGCCGATCACTCGCATGGTCATGAAGCCGCCGGCCATTAGGTACTCACCGCCCGACAGTAGAGCACGATGCAGGAGACGCCCGTCTCTGGAACGCGCAGGAGGTCATAGTCAACGTTCGTCACGGCCGTTCCCATGCGCTTGGTCAGGCGGACGCGGCTTGAGAATGCGATAGTGGTACCGAGCGGCAGGCGAATCTCGGCGTCTGCGTTCCAGTACGTACCGTCTGAATCGTAGAAGCGGCCTTGTGCACCTCTGCCGGGATGCGTGTTCACACCGCAGGAAACCTCTGCTCCGTAGGTGTAGGCGCTTGTCGGCCCGCCCGCAGAGTCAACGCCCTGCGTGAGTACGCCGATTTTGCACGAGTCCTGCATCCAGACCTGTTGCGTGGTGGCTAGAGCTGCGATCTCTGCGGCGGAGAAGGTCATGCGATTGCCGATTCGGCAGACTTTCGCGGAAGTGTTGCAATCCATTTGATATCGGGTATACTGAGGTTGTCAGTCAGAACGGACCCGGAGTGGCGGTCATGACACAGGCACTCAAGAGGGGCGACACAGTGAAGTTCTGGCGTCGTCTGCGCACGCGTCCCGATCTCGACCGCGAGCACGTCGGCCGCATCACGGCAGCCACAAGCAAGCGTCACCCCGGAAAGGTCCGCATTCAGTACTGGCCCTATGCGCGATTCGACAGCATGGAACAGTCGAGCATATGGGTCGACCCAGAGGCGGCCGAAGTCAGGCTTACGGACGAGCCGACTCCCGCCGTGCTCATGCTCGTTGAGCGTTTCCGCGAGGCCGGTTACTATGTCGAGAATGGCGAGGTCAAGCGGGCGTAGTCCATCCCCATAGAAGCTCCCACCGAGCCGCCTCCGGGCGGCTCTTTTACGTGCGGGCCTCAATCGTCCTCCCCATCCTGCGGCCCGTTGACGACGTAGTTAGACAAAGCACCATTGGAGTTTGTGTTCCTCCAGTAGTTGCTTTGGTAGTCGCGCTCAAAGTCGCGGTCGACGCGCACGGTGAGAGAGCTTGGCGCGGCCATGCTGGCGTACCGGCTCGCGGCCTTCATCGCCTGCTGGTACGCCTGCTCGCGGTGGAAGGTGCTGCCGTCCGCCGTGAATGCGTAGTCACCAACGTGCGTGCTCGCCTTCTCATACCAGATGTCAGAGGCCGCGCGGTTGAGATCGTAGGTCGGCGTCCAGTTCAATTCCTCGGGCTGGTATCCCGTTGCGTCCGTGAGCGGGTACTTGCCGATGTACTCTGAAAGCAGCGAGTCCGAATAGGTCGCAGCGGTCGGCTCAGCTATCATGCGCCTGAGCGTTGACACGTCCTGCCCGTCTAGGCCACGGTCATAGTAGGTCCACTGCATCGTGTCGCCGGCAACGATGACAGCGGCAACAGTGGAGTACGTCTCGTTCACGCTGCCGACGGTCTCAGCGGTATACGTAGTAGCTCCCGTAGCCATGCGTTCTGCTTGTGTCACATCGGTAGAGTCGGCGATGTGACCAGGCAGGCCGAAGACATCGCCGTATCCGATTGACACCGTGTCTCCGACGTGTGTGCGGGCGGGAAGTTCTATGCTTGTAACGGTGGCGGACCCGACGACGCCCAAGACTGTGGCGACGCCGTTCAGGGCGATTACGTCGGAGTCCGCCTCGCCATTCGCATCGGTGACGTTGATCGTGACGTTACCCACGATGCCCGCCGCGTTACCCGTGATGGACAAGACGCGGCAGACATCGGGGCTAGTGATACCTGTAGTGACCGTCTGCGGAACAGTCGTCAGCGTGATGGCGGCGTGAACGGCAGTAGCCGAGGCTACCGATGGACTGACTGCTAGTGTCCGCTGGGTGGCCATTGTTATGCCGTGAACTCTTCGGCGCGCACGTAGTCGATGTACGCGATTGCTTCAAGACCAGACGAATCGGCCGACGCCCACGCGCAGATATACGAATCGGTCGGCACGACGGGCAGCGAATCGGCAGCGTCGCCATTGGCAAAGCCGGTGACCGCAGTACCATGCGAATCGGCCTGAGCGGCAGCCGCAAAGAGCTGAGCCGTGTCGTGTCCGCCGATAACAGTAGTGGCGTGGCCGATGGTCAGGTTGCAAGCGCTCGTGGAGTTAGTAACGCCGTAGACCATGCAGCTCTTGATGACAATCGGGCAGTCTTCGGGGTTCTGGAAATAGGCGAGGCTGCCGGCCGCCGTGGCCGCATGGCTCACCTGGCCGGTGATCTCGAACGAGAGTCCGCCCCGGCTAATGGTGGGAGTGACTTCTGCCATGATGTGATTCCTTTCATGCGGCCCCGGGCGGATTCCCGAGGCCGCTCAATGAGTCGGTTATTCAGCGACGGTCGCCATGAGCAGGCCGGATTGCGTACCGGTACCGGTCTCGGCGAAGAAGACATAGGTCAGAGGATCGGCAACCGCAGTACAGCCGGCGACCGAGCAGTTACCACGCAGGATCATCATGTGCTCTGCGGCCGTTGCGTTGTCGTCAATAGCGACGGCAAGAGTGCCAGATGCGGCCCCGTTAGGCTGATTGTGGAAAAGGCAGTCCTCAAACCACGTCGACCATGGCACGACAGCCACTTCAGCGTCGACGTAAACAAGTGCATGAGTGGTCACACTCGACCAGCTAAGGAATTCGCAGCCGATAAACTTGTTCCGCAGGCAAGTCGCAGCACCGAAGAGCCAGAGGCCATAGCTTGCGGCAGTACGCGGGTTAGTCATCTGGCCGATAGTGCAGCGCCTGAACACGTTCTCAGACCCGCTGACTTTGAGCGAATACGAAGCCGCCGTACCCGAAGTCGGACTCATGAAGAACACGTTCTCGAAGTAGTTTCGGGAGCCGGTGACGACAGCGATTCCCGTCGCCGTGCCGGTCACATGCTCGTTGTTGAACTGCATGTTCTTGACTATGCAGCCGTTGCTAGCGAATGTGATTCCAACGTGCGTAATCGCATCCGCAAACACAACGCGGCAACGCTGGCCGACGCCGGGCAGCTCACAACCCACGCCAATCAGGTGAGTATAGTCCTTGTTCCACGTGATGGTAGCCGCAGGGTTGTCGGCAGTGTCACGTGCCACAAACAGTACCGTGTCATGACGGTCAGCCGTACAGAGTGCGTATGCCGCCTCAAGCGTCAGAAGCGGCTTGTCAAACGACGTACCGAGGTTGCTGTCGCTGCCCTGTTCGGTGTCCACAATGAACACCTTCGAGTCCTTGGCGCGCGGGACTCCGCACAATGCGACAAACTCTTTCAGATTCTTTGGGTATAGACCCATGTGTGATCCTTCCTACATTGTCGGTCGGGACCGATTACTAGACAGTTAGCACGCCAAAGGGCGAGCGAGACGCCTTGGTCTTCTGCGTCTGATTGATGGGGTTCGGCAGGGCGAAGCCGAGGCGCATGATGAAGCGCAGCGCCACGCAGTCCTGCTGGGCCAGGTTCACGATGTTGTTGCCCGCAGCGTCGACAATCGGCCCACTCGTGATGACCTTCATTTCGAGTTCCTTGCGCATGGCCCAAACGGCGTTAGTGAAATCTCCCACGATGAGGTTCGTGGTGGTCGTCGGGAACCCGCCGTGCTTGGGGAACATGACCGGCACGCCGTCCAGCTCATAGGCCATACCCTGACCAGGTACGCGGTTGAAGATCGGCACACCATCGGTGGAGCGGCAGCCGCGAAGCTGCGACTTCATCGAAATAGCACCGCAAGCCGCGCTGGGCTCGTAACCGTCGGCCTCGACCTTGCCCCATACGCCGGTCGTAGTGTCATCTGTCATACCGATAACGTCGCTATAGATGTCATCGCCAGTACCGATAGCGACACTGTTGCCAGCGCTAACAGCGTGCGTATAGATGCCGCCAACCGGCCAGCCGGTCGGAGCGTTGGTACCAGCAAGCGCGGCCGCATCAACTAGACGCGGGATGTCGCCAGAAACCTGGTCCTTGCACTTCTGGAAGATGTCAATGTCGGTGTCGTCGATAGTATCCTGGTCGAGCACCACGAACGACGCGACCTTGGCGACGTACATAATGACGTCTTCCCAACCGGTCGTAGTGGACTCAATCAGGCCGCCGTGATTCTCGCCAGACGGCGCGTCTACCCACTGCGACAGGGCCAGCTCGCTAGAAACTTTAAGAGTGGCAGTCGCCTTCGTCAGGTTGCGCAGACGCCGGCCGTGAGTGAATAGAAACCCATTGTCCAAGGTGGACTGGATAATCTCCATCCGCTGCTCAGTCGGCATGAGTGCCAGAGCGTCGGCGGTGGAGAGAATGTCACTGTATCCCATTGTAACTCCTGTGCTATTGCGGCTTCAGTACGCCGCGTAGGTTGGTGTTAAAGTCTTCCTTCACGGCCGGCTGCTGCCGAGTACCTGTACCGGCATTGGTCTGCGTCGTGGTCTGCGGGGCGGCGAACAGCTCGGGTATTTCGGCCTTCATGGCAGCGATATCCGGGTCTCCGCGCTTCGTGAAGTAATCGGCATTGCGGCAGAGAAGCCATGCACGCGCCAGCTTGTCAGCCGAGACGCCAGCGGCAGCCGCCTCACGGTAGAACGTTGATTCTTTGCGGGCCGTCTCAAGCTCGGCGTCCTTCTCGGCTGCGAGCTTGTCTTTCTCGACCGCAAGCTTATTCAGCGCCTCGGCAGTCACTGCCTCGCTGGTCTTTGCCAACTCGCGGAGTTGCTTGGCTGTAGCGGAGGCGCTATCGCGCTCCTTGCCAAGCGCACTCTTGAGGCCCGTTACCTTGCTTTCGTGGTCGGCCTCGTGAAGCGTCTGCGTCAAATCGCGTATGTCATCTGGCAGGGAGGCAAGCAGGGCATCCCAGTTCGCCGGGGGCACAGGCGGATCGTTGGCCGGCGGATTCGCGGGCGGGTCGTTCTGCGGGTCGGGATTCGGTGCGGGGTCGTTAGCCATCTCAGCTACTCCTCATTAGGCCGCCGCCGTCCTGGCGACAGCAAGGTCTTTGACGGGTACCACCTGTGGCGACGGTCCCCATGTCGGATTCTGGACGCGATGGCCGAGGTCGGACCATCCGACGCGGCCGGATTGGTACATGCTGTATCGAGCGTCGCCCATCATGGCGCGCTGCGTGCTCTCTGCTTGCCTGTCAAACCAAGACTGTGCGGGCTCCATCTGCGGATTCTCTACGCCAGGGACAATCGGAATCGACGTGCAGTTGTGCACCACGATGCCATCAGCGAAGTACCACTCAGGAGCGGTGGACATGTTGTATACAGTCCCGTCAAACTGACGACACTTTGTGCTCACAACCTGCGTCCAGACGAGCGCGTGCCCGGGTATACTAGATACATATGTCAGCATCTGATCGGACGGCCCGCTGGAAGCAGTCGCACCCAGAGGCGGCTCGCGAACAACGGAAACGTTGGTATCAAAAACACAGGGACGAACAGCGCCAGCGCCAAGCAATGCGCTGCGAGAACAATCCCGATGATCGCCGTGATAGTTGCGCTCAGTACCGTGCCAGTCACCGCCAAGAGAGGCGCGAGTATGACCAGCAACGCATCGCCCGTAAGCGCAATCAGCTTGTAGCCCCTGTTGACAGAGAGCAGATTTACGCACGAGACGAGGGAGTGTGTGGAATCTGCGGTCTTCCCGTGAAACCTGACGAATTCCACATTGACCACATCGTTCCGCTTGCGCTTGGCGGGCCGCATTGTCCAGAGAACGTGCAGATAGCGCATCCCAGGTGCAACCAAAGTAAGGGGAGGCGCTCGTGCGCTTCGGTTCATTCCGAACCGCCTCAATAGCCACTCCAATGTGACTGTGACGGTCGGAGGCGAGGACGTAGTCCCCAACGGCTACGCTCTCCGCGTTGATCCATCCACGCTGTGTTAGAACCGGATGGTGAGGCGTGCATGTCACCGCCTGCCCAGACGCGGTGCGCAGGGTGACCATCTCTCCGGCGTACGGTCTGCTCATGGACGCTAGGGGGCGCGGTCCTGACACGAGCGTTTCTCCCACTACACATCTTCCGGCCACGTGGTCGTCAACGCTCGCGTCTGACGTGGAAATCTCACCATCAAGAGACAGGCAAGCGAGACAGGTAGCGGGGTCGCGCGCCGCAATCCTTTGGTACCACTGAATCCCTGACGCCCTGTAGCTCGCAGCCGTCGCCTCGCGATACACCCTCAGTTGCTCAGTACGTGCGATTGCCATTGCCCGGTTGAGCGCCATGCCCGTGGCCTTGCGGATAGCACGTGCAGTCAGACGGGGGTTCTGCGAGCGGGACACGGCCTGCAACAGTTCGCGCGTCACGGCGTTACGGACGATGTCGCCTGACTTGGAGAGCAGAGTAGAGAGGGGTGAGCCGTCGCCTGCGTAGCCAATCATGGCCATGAGACGGTCGCGTTCTGCTGACGTGAGAGGGACAGCGGTACCTGATTTCTGCACGTTGAGCAAGGATGCGGCGTGGTCTGTACCGAGGCCGGCGAACCTCAGTTGCTCCTCACGAACGTTGGCAGCCACCCATGCGTTGTACTGATTCAACTCATAAGCCAAACGCAACTGAAGTCGCTGGTATGTCGAGAGCTTCTGCACCTGCCAGTAGGTAGCGCGCCCTTCATCCTCCATGTTGGCGATGCGCTCAGACAGCGCCGCAATGACATCCTCAAGCCCTAGCTCAATCTGCAAGTAGCGGTCGGCGAGGTGTGCCATCTGCGTTGCATCGTCGGAGAGAATGGCGGCCTTGAAGCCTCTTGCTGCCCTGACTACCTCACTCTCGTACACGGGGCTCATTCCGCCACCGTCGCATTAGGCGCGCCCTTGACCTGCCCGGCGTTGAAGCGCGCCAGCGCATCCGCCCTAGCTACGTCGCTCGCCTCTGTTTCCCTCACGGTCTTCTGCGTCTCTGCGTCCGCAATCCGTGCTAGTTGCTCGTCAGTCCATCCCTCGTCTTCTAGCTGGACCTCGATTGCAATGCCAGCCTTTGCGTTGTTCAGGCGTACTTGCGACTCCGTGAGCGGCTGTACGGTCCGCACGTCATCCCACACGGGCTCAATGTCGTTCTCAGTGACCGCGTGGCCCGAAAGCTCAAGCATGAACTGCACCGCCTGGCACCACGTGACGCCGAGACGATGTGTGTACTTCTGGGCTTTACGCGACAGCGGTGCCTCTTCGGCAATCAGTGCCTCTCCTGACATGTCGCCGTTCTGCATGAGGTAGTGCCTGGGCGTCCGGGTTAGCACGGCGATCTTCATCGCGATGTGGTCGATGCCATCCAAGAAGTTCTTTAGTTGCGTTGCAGCAAATTGCCCGACTTCTGGCTTCTGGCCACTCTCCGCGTCAAACGGAATCTCAAGGATGGTGTTGGGGGCGGACTTCAGCTCGGACTTCGTGCCCGCGTGCAGAATCGCCCAGCGCTGCGGGAATGCCCCGTACTCTGCGCTCACCATCATGTCGGCGAACAACTTGTTCAACGCATTTTGGAGCGGGATGACGTTCTGCAGTTCGCCGCACTCAGAGTTGCGGTCGCGCTGGAAGTGGAAGAGGGGGATACGGCCGTAGAGGTTCTTTTCCTCGCCATCCGGAAACGCAGGGTCTAGCGTGAACGCCTTGGCCTCGGTCACCTCGGAGCGCGGCTTCGTGGCAACGTAGTGAATCAGAACGTCTGGGTAGTAGAGCGTCAGGTGAGCGACGCCACCTGAGTCAAACCACTTGGCGGCGTACTCTAGCTCACGGGGATTGTCTTCTAGGTAGTGAGCCGTGCAAAGGTGCGGGGCATTCGCAAAGGCGCGCACGCCGGCGTCTGTCTTCTCTACCATGAGGAACGCCTCGCCGCAGACTGCTACGTCACGGGCGATGTCATCGGCGTCAAGAGAAAGGTCTAGCGCATCCCACAGTTCCTCAAGCACCAGTTTCGCGGGCTCATTTTCGAGCTTGAAGCCCTTTAGCTGGAGGCGGTCAAGTAGTGACTCGATTACAATCGAACACCAATTTTCGCTCCACCGTGCAGTGATGTCCTTGAAGGTGCTGCGAAGTCGCTCCGTGGCGTATTGAACCGGCTGGTCGCCTCGGAGGTATGAATACAGAATTTGGTATCGCGGTTGCTTAGACTTGAGTTGCGTGAAGGCGCAGTCAAGCGCGCTGGAGGGCTGCATACATTGCAAACATAGCACACGTTGTATGCAACTGCACTACGAACTTGTGGGGGACAAAAAAGGCGGCCCGCTCGAAAGCAGACCGCCAAACTATAGTGTGTGCGGCCCCCTATTGCCAGCCGCACACTACTCGCGCCTTTTTCAGTGTCGAAGCGAGTCGAATGGGACACAACGAGCGTACACGCCCAAACTACCCGCAGCACTGTCGCCGTCTCTTGCGCGTCCGCAATCGCGAGCCCCGGCACCGGACTTAGCGCGTCCGGTCAGTCTTAGTGTATCACATCCTAAAGTCTTCCCGACCACCTGCCGATACCATACACATCACATACGCAGACGGGTCGCAAGGCATTCTCCGCGAGGACGACGAATACTTCGCCAGCGAGTGCGTCAAGGCGCTTGAGGCGAGGGAGGATGTAGTTAGCGTCACGGTGACGGTGTCCTAGTCACCGATGCCGTCAGCCAGCTTGCGCAGTTCGTCGGCAACCTGGTGCCGCAAGCGCGCTACCGCTACATCCTCGTTGTCGCGCATGAAGTCGATTGACAGGCGCAGGAGTACGCGTGCGTCAACGCAAATCATTAGCGCCTCGTCTTCCTCACACCCCACAATCTCACGCAAGTTGCGGGCGATGAATGCTCTTGCGCCATCACACACACGCTCCGCAACTGTCTCTGCGAGCTGCATATCATCGTCGCTGATTGCGGACCCTTTGTCCATGCTGACGTCCACCGTCACACCGCCCGCCGCATCGCCTCGTAGACCCTTTTGCTTTGCGCTGCTGCTCCCCCGGCAATCGGCGCCAGCTCGTTCCGCAGGTTGACCGTCTCTAGCTTGGCCTGCATGTGCCGGATGTTATCGCGCAGGCGCTTCTGACGGCTTGTGACACGTTCGTACTCTGTCTCTAGTGCGGCGATGTAGTCGCGTACCTCTTGGGGCAGCTTGTTCAGGCCGAGGTCTTCGCGATCTTTTTGATTCATGAGATGCATTAATCCTCCTTTTTTAGCATTCCTCTAGATACGTAACCACAACTACAGTCCGTGGCCGCTGCCCGTCTATGCACTTTTCTACAGTGGCACGAACAACCTGCGTGTCATCATAGTATACCACACCGTGCATTCCATCAAGAACCGATTTCAGCGCGTTGTCGGCGTCCCGTCTCCTAGCATCGGGGAAATAACAGTAGACTTCAACTTCTACAGGGCCAGGATAGCGGACCTTGAATCCGCCCGCCGCAATCGCCACCATGGCGCTGTTAGATACGGCGCGCTCATAGACTACCGTCTCTTTTGGCGTGTACCACTGACCGCCACGTCCGCGACGTGCGCGTTGCTTGCCTTGAGGCTTGCCAGGGACGACGAAGGTCAGGCGGGTGTCACCCATCG